AGTGGGTGGAGGGTTCGCTCACTGAAAAGTCGCCGACGCTGGCTGACCTGAAGCTGGCGTCGCACTGGACGCGCGTGCTGACCCGGAAGGACATTCCTTTCGCTTGGATCAAGACGAACGGCTGAACGCAAAGGGGCTTGAGCGCCCCTTTCGTCGCATCCATCAACTGCACAAGGAACGCAACATGAAATCTCTGCAAGAACGTCAGCAAGAGCGCGCACTGCGCATGACCGCTGCCATGAAGGGCGAAGACATCGCCGCTCAACTGGAAACGCAAGAACTCATCGACGCGAAAAACGCGTCCATCGAAGCGCTGAAGGCCGACCGCTCCAGCGAGTTCGTGCAACCGCAATTCGCTGTCGGCCCGGTTCGCGAAACCGCGGCGCCCGAAGGTGTCGGCGTGGACAAACGCATCATGGACGAAGAAGGCAATGTCGTCGTGGACGGCGATCCCGCCAACAAGGAAAAGCCGTCCGAAAAGGCCGCGAAGGTCAGCGCCGCTACCACGAAGGCCGCTTCGTCCGTCGCGAAGGCGGCTGCATCGGTTGGCACGTGGACTGCCAACATCGGCGGCAGTGCGGGCAACGGTGGCGGCGACAAGAAGGAATAACGTCGCCGAGTAAGAGCGGCTTCGGCCGCTCTTTTTCAACGCAACTGGGATACCAAAATGGCCGCTTACAACAAGTTCAACGCGTTCGTTGAAAACCTCGCCGAAAAGGTTCACAACCTGCAATCGGATACGCTGAAGGTTCTTCTTACGAACACGGCGCCGACTTCAGCAAATGCGGTCAAGGCCGATTTGACGGAAATCGCCGCAGGCAACGGTTACACCGCTGGCGGCACCGCTGCAAGCGTGTCTTCGTCGGCGCAATCCGGTGGCACCTACAAGCTGGTGCTTGGCGATGTCACGTTCACCGCATCCGGCGGCAGTATCGGCCCATTTCGGTATGCCGTGCTGTACAACGACACGCCCACTTCCCCGGCCGATCCGCTTATCGGTTACTGGGATTACGGTTCGTCCATCACGCTCGCCGACGGCGAATCGCTGGTGGTCGATTTCGACGCAACGAACGGCGTTCTGCAATTGGCGTAAAGGGCTGTCATGCAACAAGTCAAATCGCTTTTCGAAGACCTCAAGGCGCAACGCGCTGAGGTTGACGCCAAGATGGCGCCGCTGATTGCTCAACGCCAAAAGCTGCAAGCCAAGATGCAGCCGCTGGAAGAACAGATGCGCGCCGTCAACGACCAAATCAAGGCGCTGCAAGGCGATGACCTCGTGGCCCTGGACAAGCAAATCAGCACGCTGGCTCGCGCCATGGGCGCGCGTGCTCTGCAAGCTGACGGCCCGACCGGCGAAGCCTGATGGACTTCAAAACCAAATACCCGGACGGCGGCAATACAAACGCCGTTACCATTTCGTTGAACTCGCTTGCTTCGAGTTCTACGCTTTTGGCCGGGCGGGAATCGACAGCGATTGACAACACGTCAACGCTAGACGATGACCATTTGGTGAGCGGCAAATTCAAACTCGGCACTTCACCCACAGTCAGCCTTTCCGTTGAAGTGTGGGTGTCGGCGCCGATTTCCAGCAGCGGCGGCACGCCTGTATGGGGCGACTCGCTGACAGGTTCGGACGCTGCTTGCACGCTGACAAGTTCGAACGTCAAGCAAGGGCTTTTGCGTTTGCTTTGGTCTGGCGTCAGCGATGCGACAACCGGTCGCGTTTTGTACATGCCGAAAACTTCCGTCAAACAAGCATTTGGGAAAATGCCGTCCAAATACAACCTTGTTGTGATTCACAACACCGCGGTGAATTTGGACGCTTCGGCGGGCGGTTCGCTCAACTACGAACGCGTTCAAGACCAAGGGTAC